AGCCCGGAAACTTCACATAATCAAACATGCTATCAGACGAGCATATGAAAGTGATGTAGTCCTATTGGGATTGCTAAGGAAGATATTACCTGACATGAAGAGCATAGATGTCTCCAGTCAAGGTAATAGTCCATATAGGTTGATACTTGACTTCACAGGTACAGATACAGGTACACCGCCAACTAAACAAGTACCAAGTACAGTAATAGATACAGATAAAGATATTAATAGTCCAGATATATAAAAGCATGCTTTACTATACCATACCATATAAGACCCGTATAGTCCCTCATACAGGTACAGGTAGCGAGAGCGTTGACATAGGGCTCTCAGAAAATTTCAGCCAATATAGATGCCGATACGTGACATCCAGAATTGGGCAGTACTATAAGTATATGCTAGACGCGGCTAAATTGACATTAAAATCCATGATGATGAGCTGGGCTTTTTACATAGACGAGATTTTTCCATATGAATTTCTCGCAGTTTATCTATAATACACAGAAAAAGGAAAACTATGGACGACTTTGGAATAGCTAGAACCAGTAAAGAGGCCGAGGAACTTAAGGGCCAGTCAGAGTACTACTTTAAGGCACAGGATTTCCAACTTCCCTTTGCCTGTAGTACATCGCCATTTCCATGCAGAGTAGGTCCATGGGGTGATGGAAAGACCGTCTGCATGATTATGATGGGCATTAAGCTATCTCAGATGTACCCAGGAAATGAAGGTCTAATTATCAGGAAACGTTTTAATGCTCTCCAACGTTCAACAATGAGAGACTTTACCAAATGGACAGGCATTGAAGTTCCAGAGCAGAAAAAGTCAGTCAAACTACCCTGTGGTTCTACTATCCATTTTGCTCACTGTGAAAATATGGATGAGTTCCGTGATGGTCTCCATGGTATGAACTTAGGTTGGGCGGCTATTGAACAGGGGGATGAACTTGAATCCGCGGACATCTTTGAGATGCTCATGGGTCGCTGTAGACGGATATTGACACCCATAGACAGTATCCAACAGCGACTCGTAAGACGTAAGATACTGCCGAAGATTACTAAGAACTGGGAGACCCTGGACAGGGAAACCCGTCAAGCTTGTGAATTGTCAATCATCAATGACCTTAAATTACCTACACGTCAGATAATAGTAATCGCCAATGCCTGTGGTCACAACTGGATATGGAAACGTTGGCATCCCAATAGTAAAGAACATATGACCATAGAAGATGGTTATGACTATTCAGAGGGTAAGCCATTTGAGAATGTTGAATTCCTTCCAGAAATGACCTTAAAGAATTGGCGGACATTGGAGAGGACCTCACCTAAGAAGTATAACCGCTATGTAATGAATTCCCATGAAGATTACGATATTGAAGGTGCTTATTATGCGGCCTTAATGTCTGATGCACTTAAAGAGAAACGTACTGAATGTGAGTTCCTATATGACAAGACCTTACCTGTGTATACGTTCTGGGACCTAGGCGTTGCAGATGAAACAGCAATATGGTTTGCACAGATAGTGGGGGACCTGATATACCTAGTAGACTACTATGAAAACACTGGAGAAGGCATGGAACACTATTCAAAGGTTCTGTCCAGTAAACCATATAAATATGCAGGACATTATCTACCACATGACGCGGCTAATCGTCTTCAGGGAGTAGATATAACTACTAGGCTGGACATACTTAAATCTCTCCGAGGACCACAGGAACCAGTTACTATTATACCTAGACATAGAGTAGAGGAAAGAATACAGGCAGTTCGTTCTCTTCTACCTAAATGTAAGTTTGACGTACAGACGGAAAAAGGCGTAGAATGTCTCAATCAATATCATAGGGAGATAAATAGAGCAAAGTCAACGGATGAAGAAACATACTATCTACCTAAGCCCTGCCATGACAAATATTCAAATGGAGCAGACGCTTTTGGTTACTTAGCTATCTCACGTAGATATTTAACCTTGGAAGTTACACCATTCTATGATAGAATGAATGATTATAATTATATGCAGAATGATACTGGTATTGGAGAATTATTATATTAATGAATGATATACATGGAATACCTAGAGAGATGTATCTGGCCTTCTGTCCTCATTGTGGGACAGAGACTACTTCTTGTCCAGCTCCTAATTCTCATAACTTCCGTAGTACCGTCCAATGTAATAAATGTAATAGACCAATAGACGCGTCTAAAGGAAGTACCAGACGTTTACCCATGCCAATACCTAAACCTAAACTAGATTTACTGGAGATTAAATAATGTCCTTCTTCAAAACTCCCAAAGCTCCACCGCCAGTTGCTCCGCCTCCAATACAAGTAGATGAAGCTAATTTAGCTATAACTACTGAATTAGATGTTAAGAGAAAATTGGCCCGTGCAAACAGTCGTATGCAGAGTAGACAGACATCCTATGGTCTACTTAGAAATAATACTAACATTGGTTCATTAGTTCCTACTATCAAAACTGAACTAGGCTAAAAGAAAGGTAAGTTATGAGTGAAATAATTATTCCAGGTGAACAGGCTAACGTATATGTGCTAAATAAAGCAAATGGCCAAAATGTATTCGTAGCTGAATGTCCAGGCTGTCGTTTTAATGGTCTGGCTATATGTGTAGCAACTGTGGATAAATCAGAAGTTCCAAAGGCTAAATACTTAGCTGAAAAGGAGTTTCCCAAACTCTGGCAGAAGATGAGTGATAAATTCAATGAAAGCAGATGATATAATAATTAAGACTAGCTATTCCTATAAAGGTTATCATATATATCTTCAAGGAGATGAAGACGTTGTTAGTATAGTACCTGAATTTGAAGAGACTATACGCAGACTATTAATCACAAATAAACCTAAGAACAGGAGCCTAAAATGTCTTCCCTCTACAACTGGAAAAACAAAACAGATGAGCAAATAGCTAAGCTCATTAAACAGAATCAAACTAGACTAGCTAAAATAAGAGAGTCTCGCGAGGACCTCTGGAAGTTATTGACGAAAATATTTAGACCAAGACGCTATTCAATGTTAGCAGATAAGAGTACTGAAAAAGGTAAACGTTTCGGTGCTAAGGTATATGACCAGAGGCCATCCAATGCTCTACATAAATTTGTAGCAGGGAAATTAGGCTATATGATTAATCGCTCAGTACCCTGGATACAGTTCATCTCCATGGATGCACAAACTATGCGTTTGGACCATGTAAAAAGATACTGTCAAGAAGCGGCTGAACAGGTACTCTATGCCGCGGGTAGGTCTAATCTATACTCGGCAATCGTCCCACATACTCTAGACGCGGACACGATTGGCACATCAGCTATGATACCTATGACAGATACAGTTAAAGATAGAATAGTCTTTGACCCTGTTAATCCTGCTAATACATATCTGGACATAGATGCCTATGGAGACCCAATTGTCTATCATAGGACTTTACGTAAAACTAGAATGGCGGCTCTACATCTCTTTGGCCGCGATGCACTTCCGAACAACTGGTTCTATGAAGGTGAACTTAAAGACGCGTTTACTGAAGATGATTATATCTGGGCAGTCTATCCTAATGACGATAGGGATTTATCGTCTTATCTATCCTCAGACATGCCATTTAAGGTTTTCTGTACATTACTATCTGATGATTTAAAGAATACTGATAATACTTCTCTAGTCTATAAGTCTGGTAGGCGTAACTTTCCTATATGTTGTAGAACTGGACGCGATTCTGGAGACCCTTATGGAACTTCTATCGCGGCAGAATGTCTAACTTCAGCCTTAATGTTGAATAAGTTAGGTGAGAAGAGTCTCCTACAGGTACATAGGATTACAGAACCACCAGTAATCGCTTCTCGTAGTATTCAAGCAATTCATAGGAATCCAGCTGGAATTACTTACGTAGATGATATTAATAGAGAAGGCGTAAAGACATGGTTAGACAAACAGCCCTGGCCATATACTGATGCTCAGATGGAGAGACTCTATGCTCAGCTGGATGACCGAATGTTTATACGCTTCTTTGAAATGCTCTCTATGAATGATATGAAGAGTAGAACGGCTTACGAGGTATCTCAAATGTTAGCTGAGAAGGCAACTCTTATGTCTACAATCATAGATACCTTTGAACAGGAGACCTTAGAACCAGCTATTCTAGCTCTTCTGACCCATGAAGAGGAATCAGGTCGTATGCCAGATGTTCCTCCAGAACTACTCTTAGAAGGTGGCAAGATAGATATTAGATATTTAGGTCCTCTTTCCCAATTACAGAGAGCTTTACTCCGTAGTAAAGGAACTGTAGACGCTCTAGCTATTATCCAGCAAATGATGACCATGGAACCCAAAGTGGGCTGGAAATTCAACTGGATGGAAATGGCTGAAGATGTAGCTGTAGCTCAGGGAATGCCACAGAAGTTTATCCAGTCAGATGAGACTGTAGCTCAAATAGAACAGCAATACGCACAACAACAACAGGCACAGCAACAAATGGCTATGTTAGAGCAAGCCTCTAAAGCTGTACCAAATCTATCAAGTAAACCAGAACAAGGTTCACCAGCAGATGCTCTGCTCGGTGGCTAGAAATTAACCACGAAAGGAATACAATGGCTAAAAAGAAAAAGACAACTATAGTTAAAATTGAGAAACCAGAGGAAGTTAAGGATGTTCTTGAAGAACAGCCACATACAGAGTCCATGATACCTGAACCTCTTCCTGAACCTCCTAAGAAGTTAACGCTTAAAGAAGAGACTAATCTCCGTAAACAAAAAGAAAAAGAAGCAGAACTGTCAGAAGATGACAGGATTGCTATGGAAAGAGAGATTCGCCGCTATGTACGCAAAGCTGGTGGCTATAGAAAAGGTCTCCCAGAATCAGAAAAAGCTAAATGTGCTAAGCTATTAATCAAGCTAGGCCGCAGTAAAAGCATATCCTGGGATGAAACTATTATCCTTCCAGGTATAGACAAACCAACTGTAACTGGCATGGTCTTTGGAGATAAATAATGGCCCAGTGGTGGGAATTAACAGATAATGAAATAGCAGAAAATGAAGAAGCTCTTCTAGCTAAGCAATCTGCCTATTACAATACATTCTTCGGTACTGAAGAAGGACAACAGGTATTGCTTGACTTGAAGGCTCACTGCTATGAAGCTCCACAGGAGACAGCTGAAGCTCAGTTAGCCCTAATCAGACTATACTATACAATAATAGTCTCCTGTGGTGGTACAATACATTCAGCTAAAGCGGCAATAGAAGCTGAAGGCAATTCAATAGTAATATAGAAGAAAGGAATAAAAATGTCTGTAACAGTAAATGATGTAGAGATTATTTCAGATGATGGTAAGTTCACTGAGAACTTCAATCCAAAGGTACTAGGTGATGAATATGGAGACTCTAAATTCTTTGAAGATACGCCAGATGTGCTAACTGCATTGAAACGCGGTGTAGATGCTAAATCCATGGTAGGACGTAAGTTAGAGAATGTTATTCAAAAACCCTCTGAAGATGCAGATGAAACTGCTAAATCGCAATATAGAGAAACCCTTCTCAAAGAACTAGGTGCTCCTGCCACAAAAGATGACTATGTTTTTGAGACATCTGAAGAATTGGGACAAGATGAAGAGTTTATAAACTACTTTAAGGAGAAGTTCTTCAGTAAAAAGATACCTCCGTCCATGGCTCAGGAAATAGTAAATGACTATAATGAATATGGAACTAAGCAGATGGAAGCTCAACAGGCTCTAGCAGAACAACAGTACAATGAAGCTAAAACAGCCTATACAAAACAATTTCCAGGAGACTCAATTAAGACTGAAAATTCAACTGCGTACAAAGCAATGTTACAATTTGGAAATGAAGACTTTACAAAGTTGCTAAAAGATAGTAAAATAGTAGATAATGTAGGTGACTTAGATTCATGGAGAAAATTAGGAGTTACACCTGATATGTTGTCCCTATGGAATAAAATAGGTAAAGCAATGAAATCAGATGATGCTATTCCTGATGATGGGTCACATAATTCAGAAGATGATGGTTTTGCTTCTATATATGACCATCCTACTTCTGCTAAATTAAGAGAAGAAAGACAAAAATAACAATTAAGTTCTTGCTTAAATAAGAATACTACTCAGATTCCTCTTAAAGAGCCTGATGCTATTTCAGAAAAGTTCTGAACGTATTAGAATACGATAGTTTCAGGGAACCCATATGTTTGGACTCTTCCCGTTGTAGTTAAGTAATTAAATATAATAGGAGATTCAATATGGCTAGTTTAGCAGCAGGCTCTGCTCTTACTCTCATTGAATTAAAACGCAGGGAAACTCCAGATGGAGCAATGGCGGATTTAATTGATATGATTAGTGAGGAGAACCATATTTTAGAGTACATGACATGGATTGAGTGTAATAATGGCACTTACTATGAAGATACTCAAACAGTATCTGAACCTTCAGGTCAGACCCGTTCACTGGACGAGGGTGTTACCAAAGAAGCTGGCGTTACTCAGAAAATTACTGAGGGCGTTGAGATGATGGCTAGTATCTCAGAAGTCGATGAACGTAAATATTCACTTTCCCCTTCACCAGACGCATTCAGACTACAGGAAGACGGTTTCTTCCTTCGTGGTATGACAAAGACAATGGTTGGTCGTATCTTTGATGGCTCTAAGTCTACAGACCTCCGTCAGATAGTGGGTATCAATAATCGTTCTGATTATAATACTCTCTCGTCTGACTATGTCTTTGACAATGCTGGTGGCAATGCTTCGGCAACTGCAAATAAGACATCTGTCTACTTTGTACAGTTTGGAAGCAAAATGGTCAACATGATTTACCCAAGAAATAATCCTAACGGTGGTGGTTCACTGCCTATTAAGATGAAAGACTTTGGCCTTTCTATTATTGACCAGGCTGGTACTTCTCAAACAAAGAAATACCCAGCTCTCCAAACATGGTTCTCAGTTGACTTTGGTCTCTTCATTCATGACCCTCGCTGTATCAAGCGTATCTGCAATATCTCCACATCGAACATAGATGGTGTAGATGACATTGCATGGTCAGAAGACCCAATGATTGATGCTTATAACCAGCTGGAGCATAACGGTGCTAATACAGTTATATACTGTAATAGAACTGTACTTGCTCAAGCACAGAAACGTGCAAATGAAAAAGGTAACGCCTACTTCTCCACTAACATGGAAGGTGAAGGCCCATTTGCCAAACCAGTTACACGTTTCATGGGTATTCCAATGGTCAGAGTAGACCAGATTACGAATACTCAATCAACAGTATCTTAGTCGTATATAGTTGGGCAATGAACAGCTATAAACATAAATAGTAACCTTAGTAAAGGAAACAAAAATGATTGACATTAGGACATGCTTTACCTATGCCTATTCAGCAGGAACTGTAGATGATTTCTTCCAAGATATTACTACAGATGCCGCGTCTACGAATTACATAGACCTGGATGCAAATGGCATAAACATCAGCGGAGGTTCAAAGCCACCTTGGTTGATAGTGCGAGTAGGAACAGTCTTCGCGACTCTAACTTCTCTGGAAATTCTATTACAAACTGACTCAGATTCTGGTTTCGCAACTACGCTCAGAGAAATTATGACATGGAATTTCTTGGCCGCAAATATGACAGCTGGTGCTCTTCTTATCAACCAGCCGCTTGGAAACTGGAAACTTCAGCAATATGTTCGTCTGTATTTCAACTCAGTTGGTTCAACTGGTACTGGCTCTCTCTGTGCTTATCTCTCTGATGGCCCAGCAGAAGCTGAAACAGACCTTGACATTGTAAACCTTTAATGTAAATATTTTATAGGAGACATATAATGTGTAAAAAATTAATACTTAGTTTCCTGTTAGTATTTGCTTTATCAGGTTTATCATTTGGTCAAGCTACTAACTGGAATGTAAAT